GCCATATGGAACCAAGACGGAACCCCCTGGAGACTGACGGAACACGGCCAGTGGAAGTCAAGGCGAAACCGTGAGTGCGACGCTTGGCGTCTCAGAGCAGGGCCGCCGCGATCGCGAGCAGGGCCGCCGCAAGGTCCAGCGCGCGGCAGCCCGCGACATCGGGCCGCTGCCTCCGGTCGAGAACCCTGAGCGGCGTGCCGCGTGCGAGCGCAACTTCCGCCTGTACTGCGAGACCTACCACGCCGAGCAGTTCAGCCTCGAATGGTCGGACGACCATCTCCGCGTGATCGAGTCGATCGAGCAGGCGGCGTTGGTCGGCGGCCTGCAGGCGATGGCGATGCCTCGCGGGTCTGGCAAGTCGACTCTAGCCGAGTGCGCGGGTCTCTGGTCTGGGCTCTACGGGCACCGCCAGTTCGCCGTCCTGATCGGCAGCGACGAGGGCGCGGCCGTCGAGATGCTCGAAAGCCTGAAGACCGAACTTGAAACCAGTGACCTACTGCTGTCGGACTTCCCCGAAGTCTGCTATCCGATTCAGTCGCTGGACGGCATCTCCCACCGAGCGGGCGGCCAGCTGCTTGACGGCTACCGAACCCACATCGGTTGGACAAAGAAAGAGATCATCTTCCCGACCGTCGAGGGATCGGCTGCGAGTGGTGTGATCGTGCGCGTCGCTGGAATAACCGGCCGGGTCCGCGGCATGAAGCACAAGCTAGCAGACGGCAGCAGCGTGCGCCCTGACCTGGTGATCATCGACGACCCGCAGACCGACGAGTCGGCCAGGAGCCCGGTTCAGTGCCAGTCTCGCGAGCGCGTCCTGGCTGGTGCGATCCTCGGCCTATCCGGTCCCGGTATGAAGATCGCTGGCGTCATGCCCTGCACCGTGATTTGCCCTGGTGACCTGGCTGATCGTATTCTCGATCGCGATAAGCATCCAGAGTGGAACGGCGAACGGACCAAGATGGTCTATGCCTGGCCAACGGCGGTGCGGCTATGGGATCAATACGCCAAGATCAGGGCCGACAGCCTGCGCGAGACCAACACCATCGCCAAGGCAACCGAGTTTTATCGCAAGAACCAGGAGGCCATGGACGTCGGATCCGTCGTCGCTTGGCCTGCACGGTTCAATGAGGACGAGCTTTCAGCCATCCAACACGCATGGAATATCCGCCTGCAGGACGAGCGCGCCTTCTGGGCCGAGTACCAGAACGAACCGCTTCCAGACAGCGATGCCGCGGTCGACGACCTGACCACCGATATCGTGGTCAGCCGCCTGAGCGGCCTCTCGCGTGGAGTCTGCCCGCCGAAGTCCTCGGTCGTGACCGCGTTCGTTGATGTGCAGGGCAACAGCCTCTGGTGGGTTGTCTGCGCCTGGTGGTCCGGGTTCGGTGGGTCAGTGATTGACTACGGCGTGTGGCCAGACCAGCGCGGCTCGCCCTACTTCACGGTGAGGAATCTGAAGTCGACTATCGCCCGCCGGCTGCCGGGCCGTGGCCTCGAGGCCCAGATCTACGGGGCGCTTGAGGAGCTGGTACCAGACCTCCTGACACGCCGCTTCCAGGTTATCGACGGCGGCGAAGTGACGATCGAGCGGCTGCTCATCGATGCCAACTGGGGCGAGTCCACTGATACGGTCTACCAGTTCTGCCGCGAAACCCCGTACGCTGGCTTGGTTCTGCCGAGCCATGGCCGGTTCGTCGGCGCCGGTACCCGCTCGATGGACGAGTGGGCGAAGAAGCGAGGCGAAAAGGTCGGCACCGGGTGGCGCATCGCGCCGGCTAAGCGAGGCGTGCGCAGTGCTCACTACGACACCAACCACTGGAAGACCGCGATCGCCACCCGGGTCACCACCGCGCTGGGTGATCCGGGGTCGCTGAACATCTTCGGCAAGGACCCACGGCATCACGAGATGTTAGCCGACCACTGGACAGCGGAGTTCAAGGTCCGCACCAAGGGCCGCGGCCGCGAGCTCGACGAGTGGAAGCTGCGACCCGGACGTGATAACCACTGGTGGGACGGCGTCGTCGGCTGCGCGGTGGGCGCGAGCATGGAGGGAATTACGCCGATCACCGGTGCCGGTAAGCCCCTGGTGCCGAGGATGCCCGGCGCCGGCAAGGCCCCTGGTGACGGACAACGGTTGTCGTTCGCCGAGCAGCAGAAGCAGGCGCGGGAGCGCAGGGCTCGCGCGTGATGTCATATGCCCTGAGTGTGGCGACCGGATGACCCTGGGGTCGCTTGGCGAGTGGTGGGGAACCATGTGCCAATGCGGCAGGCAGTGGAGCCTGTCGATCACCGCTCAGGGGACGAAAAGCACCGATTGACCTCAAAAGGGAACCCCATGCGGTTCCCTTTGCGCTGTCGCATCTCTGCGTGTGCTCTGGTAGCCTCGCATGATGCCAAATCCCGATCTGTCGACCGAGATCGAAGAGAACGCCGAAGGCCCCAAGCGAGCCACCGGTGACAACGGCACTGTCGAGCAGCATAGTCTGCAGGACCAGATCGCAGCGGACAAGTACCTCAAGGGGTCCGCGTCCATGCGCTCCGGCGGCGGGTTCACCCTGCGCAAGATCGTGCCCGGGAGCGCGCTCGGATGACGGTCGGCGTGATCCTCGGAGCAGATGGCCAGCCGGCCACCGCCAGCAGCCAGCCGCACCGCTCCGCGCAGCGCCGGGATCTCCGCGCCAGGTACGACGCAGCACAGACCACCTTCGACAATTAGAACCACTGGTCGCTTTCCGACGGCCTGAGCGCCGACGCCGCGGCATCGCCTGGCGTTCGGCGCACCCTGCGCAATCGCAGCCGCTACGAGGTGGCCAACAACAGCTATGCCCGCGGTATCGTCAACACCCTGGCCGTCGACTGCGTCGGCGTCGGGCCGCGCCTCCAGCTCTACGGCGATCTCAGCGAGCAGGACAAGACCTTCATCGAGGGCGAGTTCTGGGCCTGGTGCGACGCGATCGGTTGGTCCGAGAAGCTGCGCACCATGCGGATGGCGCGCGCCGTCGACGGCGAGGCCTTCGGCGTGATGATCACCAACCCCCAGCTTCCGACCCGGGTCCAGCTCGACGTCCGGCTGATCGAGGCCGAGCAATGCGCCTCCACCACGGCCCTGATCCCCGACCGCCACGTGGTCGATGGGATCGACTTCGACGCTTTCGGCAACGCCATCAGGTATCACGTCCTGCGCGACCACCCGGGCGGAACGGTCGGATCACTCCAGACCGACACTATCCCGATCCCGTCCGCGGACATGATCCACTACTTCGCGCCCGAGCGCCCCGGGCAGCGCCGCGGCATCCCTGAGATCACCCCGGCCCTGCCCCTGTTCGCGCAGTTGCGCCGCTGGACCCTGGCGATCCTGGCTGCCGCCGAGACCGCGGCCGACATCGCTGGTATCCTCAAGACCAACGGCGGCCCAGAGGGCGAGATCGCGGCGGCAAACGCCTGGGACCGGGTCGAGCTCGAACGCCGTGCATTAATGACATTGCCTGAGGGCTGGGACATTACCCAGTTCAAGGCCGAGCATCCACAATCGACCTATGCCGATTTTAAGCGCGAGATCATCGGCGAGATCGCCCGTTGTCTGACCATCCCCAAGTCGATCGCCCTGGGCGATGCCTCCGGGCTGTCCTTCGCTGGCGGCCAGCTCGAGGTCCAGGCTTACATCAAGACGCTGAAGGTCGAGCGCAGCCGCGCAGACTATCAGATCCTAAGCCGCCTGTTCGCCGCCTGGCGCCGGGAAGCGATCTTGATCGAGGGCTATCTTCCGCAGACCCTGCGCACCGTGTCGACCGACTGGTCGCACCGGTGGATGTGGCCCGGTGCTCCCAAGCACCAGGACCCGCTCAAGGTCGCGAACGCCCGGGCAACCAACCTCCAGAATCTGACCACCACCTTGGCCGACGAATGGGCCGACGAGGGCGCAGATTGGGAGGACAAGATCGAACAGATCGCACGCGAGCGGAAGAAGCTCGCTGAGCTTGGCCTCACTCTGAGCGACGTTGCGCCCAAGGGCCCGGCTCGCGAGCGCGAGGAAGAAGACGAGGAAGTTGATGCTGCTGCGTAATTCAATCCCCTTGATGCTCCTGGCTGACGGCCTGACCCGTGCACCGGACGACATGCTGGCAGTCGCTGGATTGGTCGAGATCCAGGCTGCGGCCGAAGGCGACGAGAAGAAGCTGCGACGCTTCGAGATGGAAGCGTACAACGGCGGAATCATGCGCTTCTCGTGGTCCGACGATCCGGTCGTTGTGGACCTCGCTGGCATGGACACTGGCGACAAGGCCCGTCCCATCCTCAAGGATCACAGCGCATCTCTCGTCGTTGGGCATACCGAATCCGTATCGGCTGATGCCGGCAAGCTGACCCTCCGCGGCGTCGTGAGCGGCGGCAACGCCGTGGCCCGAGACATCGTCCAGGCCGCCGACAACGGCTTCCCGTGGCAGGCGTCAATTGGCGCCAGCATCGACCGCATTGAAGAGGTCAGCGCTGGCGCTGACGTCGAAGTCAACGGCCAGACCTTCACTGGCCCACTCCTCATAGTCCGGGCATCGCGCCTGGCCGAGGTTTCTTTCGTGGCGCTTGGCGCCGATGACAGCACGAGCGCCCGAATGGTCGCCGGCAAGCCCATTACCACCCCACCGACACCGACCAGGACCCCCACCATGAAGAAATTAGTCACCCTGCAGGCGATGCTGGCGATCGTCGCCGCGTTCCCCTACCTGAGCGACCAGCTCCGAGCCGAGGCCGAGATCGTCAAGGACGACGACGATCGCGCCAAGGACGGCGAGAAGGAACTCAAGGCCTGGGCCGAGAAGCAGCCGAAGCCGACCCCCGAGCCGAACACCCCGAACATCTCCGACGAGATCAAGGCGGGACGCGAGGCGGCGGCGGCCGATGCCCTGCGCCTCGGTCAGATCCGCAAGGTCTGCGCCGGACGGCACCCCGAGATCGAGGCCAAGGCGATTACCGAGGGTTGGACGCACGAGAAGTGCGAACTCGAAGTGCTGCGAGCGGCTCGCCCGACGGCTCCGAACATCCACACCGGCGGCAGCGCCGAGGTCACCGGACAGGTCCTCGAGGCCGCGGTGATGCAGGCTGGCCGCCATCCTGACGTCGAGAAGCTGTTCGACGACAAGACCTTGCAGGCTGCCGACACCCGCTTCCGCCGCCGGCTGGGTCTGCAGGAGTTGATGCTCGAAGCGGCCCGTGCCCACGGCTACAGCGGCTTCAGCTTCCGGCAGGACCCCGAGGGCGTCATGCGTGCGGCGTTCGCGCCCCAGCTGCAGGCGTCCGGCTTCAGCACCATCGCGATCAGCGGCATCCTGTCGAACATCGCGAACAAGTTCCTGCTGATGGGCTTCATGCACGTCGATCAGACCTGGCGCGAGATCGCTGCGACCCGTTCGGTCAGCGACTTCAAGCAGGTCACCAGCTACCGCCTGACCGGCGATGAGCAGTACGAGAAGGTTGGATCAGGTGGCGAGATCAAGCACGGAAGCCTCGGTGAACAGAGTTACACCAACCAAGCCGAGACTTACGGCAATCTCCTGGGCATCAGCCGCCGGGACATGATCAATGACGACCTGGGCGCCCTGACCCAGGTCCCCAGCCGTCTCGGCCGCGGCGGCGCCATGAAAATGAACGACGTCTTCTGGACCGAGTTCCTCAACAACAGCGCGTTCTTCACCGCCGGAACGAACAGCTATTTCGATGGTAGCCCCGGTTCTCTCCTGAGC